TGATCGATCCGGCGAGCGTTACCATAACCGCGGCTTATGCCACCACCTATTCCATAGCCGGCCCCACGGGTGGAACCGCCGGCGTGCCTTCAACTAATTTTACCGTGGGTTTGCACGCAGGAGATTCCGTCGCAGCTCCAGTTACCGTGACCCCGCACGATGGCGGCGCGGGCGGGACGTTCACGCCGGCGAGCGTGAGTATCACGACCGGCGCGCCTTCCGCCACGTTTACCTATACCGCTGCTTCAGCGGGAGCCAAAACGATCAGCGTAACTAACAGCGCGGGCATGACCGATCCCGCGACGCTGACCTACACAGCGGCGCCCGGGTTATTGCATGACGGCGATCCGGTCAGTTCATGGCTGGATTCAAGCGGCAACGGGCATAACGCCTCGCAGACCGGCAGTGCGCGGCCAATCTTTAAGACCGGCATCATAGGCGGTAAACCTGTAGTGCGGTTCACAAGCGCAGCGCACTCCGGGTTAAACCTTGCCACCGCAATTCCCGCTGATGCGCCGTGGACAATCTTTGCGGTGATGAAAGCCAATTCCGGCACGGTGGCGCAGTATTCACTAAATACGACCGGCGGAGTGAACTGGCCATCCGGCCCGTTAGAAGGCGCAGACGGGAACTTTTATTTCGCAAACAAAACCATTTTCAGCAGCATCTTAAATAATTATACCGCAGCATGGCATATCTTTGCGGTAGGTTATGATGTTGGTTCCTCTTTAGCCCATGTTGATGGCACAAACGTCGCGACCGGTGGTGGTGCCATAACAGCCACATGGGATTTTAACACGCTGGGCTATAACGGGTCTGGAACGCCAGATTATTCAGACGGCGACCTTGCCGAAGTCATCATGTATTCAGGGTCAGTCGCCATAAGGGCAAAGCTGCTTCTGGTGCTCACGGCTTTAATAACTACTGGTCAAATCCCTTCGCCAGACGAAGCCGATGCGATGCTGGCGGCTGGCGATCTGGTGGCCCTTGAAGCGTATCTGATACTGCACGGTGTTCCCGTAGAACAAGCTAGGGACACACTGGAGCCAATGACGGTAGGCGACCGCGCCAATATCGAGAAATATCTGAGCACCAAATACGGGATAACAGTTTCCAGTGGCGGGACTGCCGTTGATCCTTCGACCGTGGCAGGACTGCTCGGCTGGTGGAAAGCGGATTCACTGGGATGACCGCGTATAGCTCAACTTCGTTTCGCCACGCGGCTGGCCGCGTGGGAACCTCGTTCCTTTACGCGGTTGGATCGCGTGGTCCGACCGTGAGGGAGGATTTTACGCGATGATTAACACCCCGATCTACAAGGGCAAACTGCAAAGCGATCTGGACTTTGCGGGGTTTAACGCGCTTAATTTTCCGGGCGGCGGCGGCAGCGGTGGAACGGGATTGCTCCCGGGAATGGTCAATGTCAAAGACCCGCCTTACAACGCCAAGGGTGACAACATCACCGATGACACGGCGGCGATTCAGGCCGCGCTTAACTATCTCGGCACCTTGTGGGGTGGCGGCACGTTGTTCTTTCCGGTGGGTGCTTACTTATGCAACGGGCCTTGGGATGCTACGACAAACAGCATCCTGAAGATTCCGTATCAGGCGGACCAGAGTCTCAATAGCGCTATCGCGTTACAGGGTGAAATCAACTCGTGGGGCCGTGCAATTTTGCGGACAACCCGAACTGACGGCGCGGGATTGTTTCCAGCGATACTGGCGGCTAACACTCCGCAGGGAACGCCGGCAGATGAGTTATCCACCGGTTATTTCAATCTCACTTACGCCATCATTAAAAACATGGGATTCCAGGTGCCGGCCAATCCGACAATGGGCGGGGTGCGCTTTGACACGGTTTGTAACGCTGATGTTGAAGATGTTCAAATTTTCGCGGCGAGCGTGAGCGCCACCGAACCGGGCAACGACACGGTGGGCCTATGGATGCCCAACGGCGGCAACTTCGGAATCTCCAACGCGAACAACGTGCAGGTAATTGGATTTCGTAACGGATTCTTTATCTCGGAACATTTCATCGGGCGCAACCTGTTTGCATACGCTTGCAAGGTGGGGCTCGGAACCCTGGTGGGGTATCAATCGGCGCAGGTAAACATCAATTCTTTGTGGAACCAGATAGCGATTCAAAACAGAGGGATCCATCTGCCAGTCGAGATTCATGCGCGGATGGAGGACGCCGACATGCGCGGCGGTTCAGGAGCGCAAACATGGCAAACGATGGTCAGCCACGTGGACGACGCGAGTAACACGATTTGGGGCACGATGAATTACGTTCACGTCCACGAACCGGAACGTATGCGCGGGGACATTGTGCTCAACGGCGCGGCGAATCTTCGCCTGTTCAACATGTACACGTCATCGAACGGTTGGAACCGCCACAGCGCATCGACGGTTGCGGCTTTGCCAGCGTCACCGGTAGCGGGACAGACAGCTTTTGTCAGTGACGGCGCCGCTTCTCTGGCGTGGGGTGCGACAGTGACCGGCGGCGGATCGACGAAATACCTTTGTTTGTTTAACGGCGCTAACTGGACGGTGGCGGGCAAATGATCATGGCAACGAAAATCATCCTGGCGTTGATCGTGATTGCTGCGCTCGTGCTGGGTGCCTGGTGGCTACTGGACCAATGAGGACGATCCCTTTCAAGGAGGTGCTTTGGTCGATCGCCTACAAACTGGGGCTGGATCCGGCGCAGGAGTTTCTTACCGACGAAGGGGAATCGTTGTGCAGTTACATTAACGCCTGGGTGCGGCGCTCGTGGGATCTCCAGGATTTCCCGGAGTGGACCAGCATCACGGAGTTTGGCGTAGCGGATAATCACATGATCCCCTGGCGCGCGTTTCCGGTGGGCGCACCTGAGCCAGTGGAGCTCTCGCGGCCGCTTAAAGTTTACCTCATTGATCCGCGGTTTTCGCCTTACCCCATTGACGCGCGCTTTCGCGCGTGGGATGAAGGGTTGCACGTGGGGTTCGATCACGGGGCGACGGTCTGGATTAAATACCTGCCGCTGCCGCCCAAGTTTACTTCGGTGAAATGGGATCCCGCACGGAGTTACGCAGGCGGCGATCTCACTTACGCCCCCGTGACCGGCGAATGTTACTCGAGCCTGATCTCCGGCAACCTCGGCAACGATCCCACGATCGGGTTTACCTCGCCGCTTTCTACCAGGATCACACAAACCGCGGTGCCGCCTGATCCGGGGCAGGACGCGCAAAATGAGATCATGGAGGCATACGCTTACCCGGCGACGCTGGGAGATGCGCCAACGCCAACGGTGCCGCCGGTGGGCACGATTTTCAAACTCACCGTAATGGACCAGGCCGGCACGGTAACGCATGGGGACGTGAGTTATACCGTGCTGACCGGTGACACCTTCACCAATATCGTAAACGGTCTTGCAGCACTGCTTACCGCGGCGCCGGGCATGGCCGGGTTTATTATCACGCCCGCACCCTTTAAGGTTCGGCTGGAGAAGAACGAGGACTTTCAGCTATCGGCCTGGTATCAGACAGCGCCGGGAATCAGCACCCATCACGTTAATAGAAAGGTGCAGGTGCAGGCTTATTTACCGACTGTGCCGCCCGCTCCCGGCCTGCCGCAGATCACGCAAGTGACAATTTCGCAGGGCCAGGTGAAGGGATGCACCACTTACAGCCTGACGTTTCGGGACCCGGATAGCAGCGGATTTGGCGAAGCTGTGCCACACACGGCGAGCTATTACTCCGAAGCCGGCGAAGGGCTCACGCAAATCCTGAATGGCCTGGCCGCGGCCATAAACGGATCCATCGATCCGTGGTTTACGAACGTCACCGTGAGCGTGAACACCTCGCTTGGCACACTCACGATTTACAGCATGGGCGGGGTAAGCACCGACGCCAGCATGACCCCGGAAAATTCTACTTACTGGGCGCGCGTGCTATTCCCCTACGCGCTCATGGAGCCGGTGACACGTGGCGCTTACGCCGACGCGCTGAAGGAAGCCGGACAGACTGATAAAGGCATGGCCGAAGAGCAGGGCGCGGTAGCGGACGCGAGCGATCGCATAGGCAAAGCGAACGCGCCGGCATACACCGCGCTCACAGACCAGCAACGTCCATCGCCGCGCTATCGCACCACGCCTAGAACGCCGGCGGCAACGGGAAGCTAAGAATGCAGAGATCTCACACCAAGGTCACGAAGGAGCACAAAGGAGAACGGGATTCTTACTTAGTGCAACTTTGTGAACCGTTGTGGCCTTTGTGCGAGGAAAGAGGAAAGCTGGAATGGTAGAGGATCCGGAAAACAACATCGAGCTTTGGAGCGATGAGCCGAAGCTGAACGAGATCATCGAGGAGCTGGACCAGGCGCAATCGGATGCGAACTGGTTTTACCGGCGCATGGATCAGGCCCGGAGCTGGTGGTATTCGCAGTGGCAGGGGCAGACGATCGACGGCCGCAAGCACGTGCAATTCCAGGGCGCGGATTGTTTCCCGTGGGATGGCGCCAGCGATAGCCGGTTGCGGATCGTGGCTACGCTTATCTCTGACCAGGTGAGCGTGCGGAAATTTGCTTTCTTCCAATCGAAGATACAAGCGCGCAGCGTGCGCCCGTTACAGCAGGCCGGGGAAAGTAATAAGAGCACCAAGCTACTGCAATGGACGGTTTACAATCATATGTGGCCGCAGGTGTTGCGCGAGGTGCCGCTCGTGTTCAACTGGTGGCAGGGCTACGGGGTAGGCTTTCTCGGCATCGAATGGGAGCAGCAACGCCGGCTCGAGGTTCACCAGATTTCGTTGCAAGACCTGGGGCAGATCCTCGGCGCGCTCGGGATCGACCAAGGGCCGCAGATGGGAGATGGAAGTTCGCAGATGGCAGGGCAGATCCTCGAAATCCTCATGGATCCCACGCACGAGGATGATCTTACCACGCTCATGCAACAGCTTTCGCCTATCCTTAGCCGGCCGGATGCGCGCAAGATCGTGACCAGCTTGCGCAAGACAGGCACAGCGAGCGTGCCGGTGGCTTATCCGTTCATTAACAAACCGCGGTGGACCGCGCTGCGCCCGTGCGTGGATGTGCTCTTCCCATCTGAGACGAGCGATCTCCAGGAGGCGCGCTGGTTTTGTCGCATGGACGATTGGGTGAGCGAGACGGAGCTAACTGATCGAATCGAGACGGACGGCTACGACCCGGCGTTTGTGGACAAGTTGAAAGAGCAGAAGGGCATAGCGGGCCTGGCTTCACAGCCGTGGAGCGCGCAACCATGGAGCACTCGCGACGGCACCAGCCGCGACGGCGGCGCGCCGCGGAGCTACCGCAATCTCATGCAGCTTTATCACTTCTACTACAAGGCGCTCGATAACGGGACGCCGTGCATGTATAAGACCGTTTTTAGCCCGCTGGTAAAGGCGGACAACGGGAAGCCGCTGTGCGCGAAGCACGGCATGGCGGAGTATAACCACGGGCAATACCCGGCAATCGAGTTTTGCCGGCGCACAGAGGATCGCCGCATCCTGGGCAGCATGGGCATCTGCGAGGAGAGCTACACAGATGAGCTTGATGTGAAGCGTCAGCAGGACGGGTTAAGCGATCGGACAAGCCTGTGTCACCGGCCGCCGATGATCGTCCCCTACTCCCGGGTGAAAGACATTAAAGGCACACCGATCCCGGGCGCGGTGCTGGGTGTCTCGCGTCCGCGCGAAGTGGATTGGATGCCGATGCCGCCGACTGATGGCACGCCGATCCAGGTCATCGAAATGGTGCAACAACGAATCGACCGGCGCTATGGCCTATTCGGTGTGAACGTGGACCCCGAGCTAAAGCAGATGCGCCGGCAGGAAGCCGGCCAGGACACGCTCGCGCTCATGGGCCTGGTGCTCGAGCAGACGTGGCAACTCATGCAGCAATACGAAGCCCCGGAAGAAGTGGCGGAAGTGATCGGCCAACTGGCGCGACCTTTCCCTGTGAGCCGGGAAGAGATCCAGGGGAAACACGAGATCAGCGCCACCACCGATATGCGGATGATGGATGCCGATTACGCGCAGGAGAAAATGGCGCTGATCGGGCAGGCGCTCGCGTTCAAGCAGGAAGGGATGCTCTTTAACATGGCCGTGGAAGCGATCGATCCCGATGCCGCGGACGCTCTCGAGCAAAACCAGGTAAGCCCCGAGGCGCAACAGAAAGAGCAACAGGACGAGCTAAACGCGATCTCGCAAGCCTTTGCCGGCGTGGAGCCGCCGCTCCCGATGTATGCCAATAACCAGCTACGGCTCCAGGTGCTCATGCAAAACACCATCCAAAGCCCTAACCCGATGATGGCGCAGCGCCTTCAACTGATGCCCGATACCCAAAAGATTTTACAGAACCGCGCGCAATTCTTCCAAAACCAGATCCAGCAATTCACGCAAAACCCGGTGATCGGGAGGGCGCTACAAACCAGCACCTTCCAACCCAAACAAGCGCCGCAACTCATGGCCCCGCCGGGCGGGCAACAAGGAGGATAATGAATCAGGAAAGCAGGAAAGCAGGAAAACAAGGGAATAAAGACGACTTCCTCTTAAATCCCCTTCGGGGACCAGAGGGTTCCTGCTTTCCTAATTCAAATCCTCTTATTGGGGGTGTCAGTCATGGTTAGACTACTAAGAGGATTTTTCGGGAGCTTTACGGCTTACGCTTTGCAAGGCTACGAGCTGGTGCCGATAGGGCCTATCACCGGGACGATCGCGTTTGATGGGCAGGTAAACAGTGGCGATTGCTCGCTGGGCACCGCAACGTTTGGCAGCCGATGACAACTCTCAACCCTCAACCCTCAACTCTCAACTTTTAGAAAATGGGCCAGGACGCAGAGTGCTATCAGAAAACGGTAGATGACAGGGCGATCATCCTGAATCCGCGCGCTTATTATTTCCATCCGTTCCTGGCACCGGACTGGACGGACTTGCGGCTGGGCTTCTTTCTTAGCCTCACGGATAAGACGAATGACGATCTGACCACGGGCTTTGCGGAAACGATCCCGAATCCGCCTGTGCTTTCGGCGTTCGATCGTTATTGGCTGGGTGTAACGGATAGCGTTACCGGCAAGACGTTCGCAGGGTTTACGAATACGGCGGCCCAAATACCCGATAGACAGGGAGCCAGCACACTTATTGCCAGCGACGCCGGCACGGGCACGGGCACAGCTTTCTGGCGCCCCGGCAATTCAGTGAATACCCAGTTTTATAGCGCCGCGATCTTTGATAACGACACGAACAGGACGCCGAGCATTACAGATTTACAGCAACATTTCCCGCAGGACGCCGGCACGGTGGCGGCCGGTTACGCCGTGCTCCTGGGGCTGCAACTCACTCGTGATAATACGACCTCAAAGAACATCACGATGAACATTAAGAGCACCACCAAAAGCGCGGACATGCTCTATAGCAACACCCCCACCAAGGAACTGATACGCTCGAGCCTGGATCCGTGGCCGGCTAGTAAGCAACTGGGGCCGGTGCTGGTGAGCAATGTGCCGGATACCTTCTTCTTTTACTGGCCGTTTCATAATTCACGGCTCCGGGTGCATTCCCTGGGGTTCTTACGCGCGGCATGAATGATGACCACGGGCCAACTCACCTCGATCTCTTTAGCGGCATTGGCGGATTCGCCCTTGCCGCGAAATGGGCAGGATTCCGAACAGTCGCCTTTGTCGAACTCGACAAATACTGCCAGAAAGTGCTCGCCAAGAACTTCGGATGCTTGGGAGAACGAGCCGCCGCCGGATTTCTCTGCGGGAGTAACTTGGCCGACACCGAGCGTTCACGGAAACTACAACCGCAAGGGACTGAGCAAGAGCAGCGGTGACGGAATGGCTACGGCGGTCCTGAAATCCACGCCAACATCTTCGACCTCGACGGAACAGCCTACCGTGGTGTCTCCCTCATCACAGGCGGATTTCCTTGCCAGCCTTTCAGCGTTGCCGGGAAGCGACGAGGCGCGGCAGATGACCGTGCTATCTGGCCGCAGATGTTCCGCGTTATTAGCGAAGCAAGACCCGCTTGGGTGCTTGGCGAAAACGTTCCTGGAATCATCCCGATGGAACTCGACAACGTGCTTTCTGACCTGGAAGGAATCGGCTACGCCACAAGGGCGTTTGTTATACCGGCTTGTGCCGTCGATGCCAGACACAGACGAGATAGATTGTGGATTGTCTGTTCACGACTGGCCGACCCCCAAGGAATCGGATCACAAGAAGGTGAGCAATGGCAAGTACCATCAGGGCAGGATAGAGAATGGCCGGGAGAACGACGACTTGCCAACAAAGGTTGTTTCGATACAGGGCGGGAATGGCTCCCTGAACCCGACGTGGGTCGAGTGGCTCATGGGGTATCCAAGCGGGTGGACAGACTTAAAGGACTCGGTAACAGCATCGTCCCTCAAGTCGCCTATGAAATACTGAGCGCGTTACGGGCGGCGTGATGAAGAAAATCAGAAAACGGAAAACAGAAAGTAGAAAACGAACAAGGAGAAAACCCATGAGTAATAAAACAGAAACCAAATTGACGCCTGCGGAGGCAGAGGAGCAGGCGTTCCTGGCGAAGCAGGTAAAGGAACCCCTGCACCATCCGAAGAAGAACGCAGGCGATCCGGCAGCTGCCGGACCGACTACAGCAGACGGATCAGAACAATACGCGGGCGAGGAGTTTCTGCCGCCACCGGATCCGCCGGTAGTGCCTTCATTTCCGAAGCCGCCGGCGACGGGGTATGAAGTGGACAATCAGCAGAAGGGCGCGCAACCGGAAGCTACCGCGGTGCGCGAGATGGAGCTCCTACAGGTGGGCACCCGCGGGGAAGGCCCCGCGCCGGAACCGCCCGAGGAAGCGCCGCCGCCAGAGGGAAAGAAAAGCTGAAAGTTGAAAACAGAAAGCTGAAAGGAAACAAAACACAATGAGCTTACTTGTAATCTTTTACTGGATACTCCTGTTGCTATGGGTAATCGGAGCGTTTTCGGCAAAGTCATGGCCCAACTGGGGTTACGCGAACGCTATCCTGCTGCTGATCCTGTTCATCATCATCGGCATTAAAATTCTGAAACCTACCTGGTGAACGTGGGACTGATTGTAATTATCATCCTGATCCTGCTCTTAATCGGAGCAGTGCCGAACTGGCCGTATAACAGCGGCTGGGGTTACTATCCATCGGGCGGCATCGGGCTGGTGCTCCTTGTTATCGTGATCCTGGTAATACTCGGGCGGCTGTGAAATGAAATGGCTGATGGCGAAACGAACAAATGGGTTGGGATCTGGAAACCGATCCTGTCCTTCTTTGTCGGTGTCATTGTTGCTTCTTTCACGGTGGGAAGCGCACGGCAGAAGGTCAGGGAGCTTGTCACATGGAAAGATCAAATCGCGCCGAAGATTGAGCGCATGGACAGCGTGGGCTCCCTCTCATTCGATCATTTCCATAAGCAATACGAGAAGGACCAGTCGCGAATCGATGATCGGCTGAAGGAGTTGGAAAAGGAAGTGAGGGAGCTAGAGAAGAGATGAGGCCCACTAAACACACGGAAAACTCTAAAAGGGCAGAAGATTTCCCCTTCTTAACTTTCGTTTCTTTCGTGTGTTTAGTGGGCAAAAAATCCTAATATGGACCTGCAAACCTTATCCACTTTCGCGCTCGCGAAGATGCTGAACGATTGCGCCGAGGGCAGCGCGCTCCAGCGCGCAGTGCAGAATGAGCTGCACAACCGGGCCGACCAACATAAGGACAACGAGACACCGTGGCTCTTAACCGAGGAAGAACGTAAAGCCATCAAAACCGGTAAGCTATGAGCAGAGGATCTCACACAACGTCCACGAAGGGCACGAAGGAATACCGGCAGTTAGTGAGCTTTGTGTTCCTTTGTGGACTTTGTGTGAGGCATTTCCCATGTTAGAAGAGGACCAGAAAGTATTTAAGCTCACGGCCGCGGGCACGACGCACATGCTCACCAAGACTGGTTACATCGTGGGCGTCATCGTTACGGAGGCCGCCCCTGGCGTTTCCATCACGATCCAGGACAAATCGGCTACACCGAACAAGGTGCTGATGGCCGCTGTCGCTACAATCGGAGCGACCAGTGACGCGCTCGTTAAACAATGGACGCCGCCGCAGCCGGTGCGGATGAATGGCGGCATCGATATTGTGGCCCTGGGCGCTGGCGAAGTTTATGTCTGGATCTTTTATCTCTACGAACCGGACGCGCAAACATGAGCAGAAGAGCTCACACAAAGTCCACGAAGGACACGAAGAAACACGAGGAGTTAGTGACCTTTGTGTTCCTTTGTGACCTTGGTGTGAGGCATTTCCCATGAGCCGCTGGGCAGCATACGGCAAGCTGGATTCGCGAGTTGTCGAGGATGGGGACAACGCTTTTACCGGCGTGGATATGACGCGGGATCGCGCGCTCTTACAGCCGGGCACTCTCGCGCGATCAGAGAATAAACGGCTGCGCATCGGCGCCGCGGCTACGCGGCTGGGGAATGTGCAGGCGCCGGATTTCCAGCCGGCGTTTATCAACACGTTCATCGGCTCCGGCATTTATTCTAACCCGAACGGGGACGAAGTGATGCTGGTGGCGGAGCTGGGCGCCACTTATGTGTGGGCGCTCCAATACGGGAAGGACGCTTACAAGGTGAACCTGGTCGCCGGCCAAACTTTGGTGGGCGCGGCAGGTGTCGAGTTTGTGCAGGCGTTTGATAAGGTGCTGCTCCTGCGCCGGCCAAGCACCGTGGGGCCGCCGCTGATATGGGACGGCACCGCGGCCGGCACGTTTAACGTTGTGACACAGCCGGTCGGCAGTTTCGGGCTTATCCCGAATGTGTGGAACGGCGAGCCTTACCAAAGCAGGGTGCTTTATTACAACGCGCAATACCCTGCGACCCCGTGGAGCTACCAGTTTATCATGTCGGACCTGCTCCAGTATTCCGGTTACGACCCGGACTCAGCTACCTTTGAAGTGAACGCCGGCGAGAGCGATTGGATCACCCGGCTGTGGCCTTACTTCGATGAAGGCGTGGTGGTGTTCAAACGGCGGAGCACGCATCTGGCACAAAATTTTAATATCGATCCGAACCTGATGACTGAGCGCGTGTTATCGCGCCGCATCGGGCTGTGCGCTACCAAGTGTGTGCTGGAATGGGGCCCGAACCTCGCCTTTCTCTCGGAGCCGGGCGGCATCTATAAGCTTAACCAACCGATCCAAAACCTTATCGCCACCGATCCCCTGCCGATCAGTGAACCGATACAACCGGTGATCGACCGGATCCGGTGGAGCACGGCGGAGATATGGGCGTGCGCCGCGGCCCTGGGCGAATACGGTTATTTCGCGGTGCCACTGGACAACGCAACGGCTAACAACGCTGTGCTGGTGTTAAACCTCACAAACGGCCAATGGGAAAGCGTGCCGGATAGATGGAGCGATCCCACCTTTCTCATTCACGCGCTGCACGTGACGCAGTATCAGGGCGGCCGCGCGCTCTTTGGCGTTGATTATGTAAACAAGAAAATCTACGCGCTCTACCAGCAGGCAGGGTTTGATGAAATGAATGGGGACCGCAAACCGATCACGGATCTCATTGAAACCCGCGGCTACACGTGCGGGGATGCCAGGGCATTCAAACGTTACTCGCGCGCGATCGCAAACTTGCGCACCTCGGATCCGCTCGTAACGGTGAGCGCGATCAGCGACGGAGTGAACGAGGTAAAGCTGCTTAACCCGGTGCCGCTCACCAAGGATCGGCTCAAATTTTATCCGCACGGGCACGATGATTTTGACCCGGTGGATGGGGACCCGCTCGAGCCGAAGCGAGAAGATTACAGCGTGGCCAATGCGACGGATAATTTTGTGGGCGAAGATTACGAGCTCATCCCGATCGGCCCGATAAGCGAGATCCCGCCGGGCGATCAAACCGCGCCCGGTCCGAGCCAGGAAACGCGGGAACCTTTCAGTGTGCGCGTAAACGCGCGCTGGATTTCCCTGCGCATCGAGAACCTGAGCGGCGTGTGCGACGTGCTGGCGACCGGGATCGAAGCGACGGCGAGCGCGATGGAAACGAAAACCGCGGCCTAAGAAGAGATGAGCCCACTAAACACACGAAACAAACTAAAAGGGGAGATTTTCTCTCTCTTAACTTTCGTTTCTTTCGTGTGTTTAGTGGGCAGAAAATCCCCATGATGACAACGGCTAACTTTATCATCCACATCCTCTACCTGGTAGCGCTTGTGTCGATCGTGTTATCCCTGCGGAGCATTGATCGGAAACTTTAAATGATAACCAAGGAGCACAACTTCAAGCCGGTTGACCTGGGGCCAACAGCCATACAGAGAGCTGCCGCGTGCTACCGGGATTGGTTGCCGGATGTGAAATTTGAAGAGGACGTGGCTTTCTACCTGGCGCACGGGTGCGTGATCTCCAGGCCGGATTGCTTCGGCATGGCCCGGGTGATCGAGGGCCCGCGCACGAAACAGCCCGCGTGGTTTGTGCGCATGTCGGTGGGTCCGCTGGACGTGCTGATGAGCGCGCTGCCCTACCCGTTACCGGAAATTTGTTTGTGCAGAGGTAAGAAAGGCGACCTGCGGATTCGCAGTTATTCGTTTGCGAGAATGTTAGAGATACTAAAAGGAGAAAAATTATATGGGCGGCGGACAACAAAGTAACCCGGCACAGGATAGCTGGCAGCAATACCAGCAACAACAAACTTACAAGGATTTGGGCAACAGCCTGTCACAAGGTTTCCAAAGGGCAGGCGCAAGCGTGGCTGGAGCTAACTCCGGCTTGTCTGGACAAGTGGCATCGGCACCCCAGGCCGGAGGCTATCCGGCAGCTGCCGGACAGGCAGGCCCAAGCTACGGCGCATCAGGGCCGTTGTTCGCTCAGCAAGGAGCCAGCGGCGGGATCGATCAACAACAGCTCGCGCAGATTCTGCGCGCGCTAGGATACGGAGGATAACATTATGGGCGGAGGAGGAGCACCAAGCATTCCACAACAAAGTCTCGGCAACGAGCTGGGCGACGTTCTGCATTACCTGCCGCAGTTTACGCAGGCGCAATATAATTTATCAAACCAATACGCGCCGCAATATGCGCAGCAGGACATAAACCTGAGCAAACAGACTGTGCCGCAATACGCGCAGCTCGGGCTGGATACTACCAAGCAATTTGGCGGACAATACGGACAAGCGGGGTTCGATATTGCGAACAAACTCGCACCGCAATACCTGGGACTAAACCAAAGCCAGATGGCACAGAGTATCGCCGGTTCGCCGCTTCTCAAAGAAGCGAACGCGCAGGTGCTGGGGCGGCTCCAGCAGAAGGGCCAGCTTAGCCCGCAGGAAGCTTACCAGGACACACAAAACACGCTCGGAGCTTTTGCCGGCCGTAACAACGTGTTTAACCAGGCCGCGGCGCAAAGCTTCCTGAACCGTGATGCCCTGGTGCGCCAGCGTCAGGACCAGGCATTGCAGCAGGCGGAGGGTTTGCAGGCCTCAAACCTGGGCACATTTCAGGGGACAGGCGGAGCGGTGCAACCGCCGAATTATGCCGGCTACGCGCAAGCACCGAACCTCGCGGCATACGGCGCACCCGGCGCGAGCTACGCGCCCATGCAGGCAGGCTTGGGCGCTACTTCCGGCGAAACAAATTCGCTACTCGGCTTCGGGCAGAACATCTTTGATGCAAACCAGAACGCCGCGGCTACGCAAAACATCGCCGCATCTAACAAGAGCGGAGGCTTAACCGGCGCGGGCATCGGTGCCGCAGGCGCGATCGGCGGCGGATTACTGGCGGCCTTATGAAATTGATCTCGCACAAAGTCCACAACGGTTCACTAAGGTTTGTAAATTTCGGAAACCTTCGTGTTCCTTCGTGCCCTTTGTGTGAGGAATAAATCGAATGAATCTTCAGGATAAAATAGCGCACGCGAAACACCTCATCTACGAATGGGGCGCCGGGCAGGCTGTGCTCCTTTGCAGCTTCGGGAAAGATAGCATGGTGCTCCTGGATTTAATCCGGCAGGTGTTACCCGCGAGGACCGGCCGCGGCCGGATGAATTGCCATTCCTACCCGCTGCCGGTGATCTATCATCGGCATCCTTATTTCCCGGCGAAGCACGAATTTGCCGATAGCGTGATCCGATCGTGGATGCTCGAGGTTTACGATTTTCCGCCTGTCGCCTGTGGAGTGAAGTGCAGAGGTCAGCGGTCAGAGGTCGGAGGTCGGCTGGAATTGGTGACGCGCTATCAAATAGGCAACGGCGTGATCGATCTGCCCATGAACACCGAGGCGCCGATCGAGCGCCGGCCGTTCGTGTGCGGCTTGCAATGGCTTACCAGGCCCAAAACTTTAGGCGCGCAATGGCCGTGGGAAACCGTTTTCATCGGCCACAAATCCAGCGACGTGGATCCATACGAAGGCCCGGTGCCACTCAAAGCAGATCGTGTTGAAACTGCCGGGGTGAACGCCGTCTTTCCGCTACGGCATTGGACCGACCAGGACGTATGGGATTACACCGAGCTAAACGCGGTGCCCTACGATAAGCGGCGTTACGTAAATCGCGGTGAATTCTCAGACAAGTGGTTGAACCCTGATTACATACATGCGTGCACGGCATGTATCGACCCGCGCGTGAATTCCAAGACCGTGCTCTGCCCGAAACTGGGCGGCGAGCTGGTGCGTAACATGGGACCGACCGTGATGCGCATGGAAACTTTGCCGGATTATATCGACAAAATGAATCAGGAAAGCAGGAAAGCAGGAAAGGAAGAGGAGGAGATAAGCAATGCCATTCACAGTTAGCCCCGCCGCTTACCGCGGCGGCGATTATTTATTCCAGGGAATCACAAATGCAGCGCAGGGAATCACCGGCGCGATCAAGCAATACACGGATCTCGCGGATCAAACCACGCAATCCGATGCGCTGATGAAATACCTTAGCCAGCAGACAGATCCCACCACGGGGAAGCCGATCATCAGCCCGGGCACTTTACAGGATTACCAGAATCATAGTATGCGGCAACGGGCGTTTATCGCCGGCGGCATTAACGCCGGGCAGCAGTTTGCTAATACCTTGTCGCACCTGGGTTACGCGAACCGGGAAACGCAGCAACGCGGGAATTATTATCAAGCCGAGGCGGCGAAAGCTTACGCGGATGCCGCGAGCGGCGGGAGCGGCGCGGACTCGGGGAAGATTTGGTGCAACGAGTTAAACGGCATGGCCACGCCTACCCAGTGCAATAACGCGAGGCTTAAGACTACAGGCGGCCAGCTCCAGCAAAACTACGGGCTTAAACCGGATGACATATTTAATTCAAACATCCACGAGGCGGGCACGGCGGCAGTGGATCCCAGCACGGGCGCTAAAACGTTTACGAATAACGCGCAGGGCGACCAGATCCGCATAGGCGGCCCGACCGGGGTAGTAATGCCTCGAGCCGAATTTGAGATTTATAAGCGCCAGCTCAACATGAGCGGGTTTCAACCTGGGGGAACTGCTCCCGCGGCCGCGGGCGGCGGAGGTGCCGGCGCAGCCCCTGCCGTGGCATCGCGCGGCGCGCCGCAGGTGGGCGAGCGGCGTGTTATCCAGGGACAACCGGCCGTGTGGGACGGGACGGGCTGGAAAGCAGCGGCGGGACAGTAATGCCGTGGCCGACGAATATCTAAGCACCGATCCAAATGCCGGGGCCGTAGCGACGGCACCGGAGCAGCCGAACTATCTAAGCACTGACCCGAACGCCGGGATAAGCAGCGATCCGGCGCTGGCGGGCATCCGCGCGAATTACTCGAAAGAGTTAAGCGATCCTAACGTGGCGGGGAAACTCTATTCCCTTACCCATCAGGAAGTGGGCACACAGGGACCAGCCGCGCAGCAAGCCTTTGTGGAAACCGTGTTTAACCGGGCAGCGGCCCGCGGCATGACTCTGGCGCAGACAGTGAGCGACCCAAATTACTACCCGGCGGTGAGCTTGCGACCTACGGCCTTAAGCCAGGACCACATAGACCATTATGAAGGCCTCGCCGCGAACGCAGTGCAAGGCAGCAACATTTCTAATTACGCGACAGGGAACGCTTCCGGCACCGTAGGTTTCGACGGAGGCCCGCAGACGTTTAAGGCCGGTGGCGAGCGCTTCGGGATAGAAGGGCATGATCTAGGGTGGGCGCAGAACTTCGACCAAATGCAACAAGGCGCGCCGGTGCAGCGGGTGGATACCTACACGCGCGTAGAGAAAGCCGTGCCGGTGCAGGAAGTGGAGCACCAGGTGGCGCGGGCTTACCCGGTGAACGGTCCGCGGCCGCCATTGCCCAAGGGCCCCGATACGTTGAACGCGCCGCCACAGGCGACACCGGGCGGCTACCTTTCTACCGACCCTGACGCCGGCTTAACCCCGCCCGCGCTAGCCGCGCCCGAGGGCGATTTCCCGCTGGCGAAAGCACTGGTGCCGCCGCAATTCACTAACTTTATGCCGCAGCAGGTGGCGCCTACGCAGAGCGGCAAGCTGCCCGAGCAACCGCCGCCGGATATACTTGCAAGCCCGGAAGCCTACGCGCAAAGCGTATCGACCGGGCAGGACTTTACGCCGGCGGAAATGGAGCGCGCGAACAAGCTTTGGCAAACCCGCCTGGTGAATCTGCCGAAAGTGAAAGAGGGCGATATATCCGCGAGCGGCCAAAAGCTAAGCAGCTTCGACGCCGCCACAGTGAATATGGCCCGCGGCTTCGCTTCCGGGCTTACCTCGATGGAAGGTTTGTTCGGGCTTATCCCGCCGGTGGGCTTGGCGGAGATGTTGACGAACGCGCCGCATTTAATCGATGCGGTGCACGCCGCGGAGCAAACACCGGCATGGAGCCAGGACCGGTGGGAAGCTGGGCTGAATGTAATCACGTCGCTAGTCGGCGCGGGCTTACTGGGCAAAGCCACCATAGAAGCTGGTATAGCCGGGATTCCGAAAGCGGAGGCAAAACCTGGAACATCAATGGCACCCGCTGCCGCCGCCGCTCCCGCTGGCGAAGCAGGCGCAGCTCCCGCCGGTGAAGCTGCGGCCGGTCCAGCGCCACCAGGTGAAGCAGGTGCAACCGCCGCCACGCCGCCGCGCACCTGGGCGAATGTGGCCGAGGAATTAAGGTGGCTGGCAAAGAATGATCCCGCGCAATTCAAGGTTCGATTTGCCGAGGAAATGGCCAAGCGCCAGAATGGGGAATACGATGTAAAGACCGACACGGAGCCGGTAAGTGGCGTACCACCGAAGCCGCCGCCGACACAACCGACCGCCGCGGCGCCGGGACCAGCACCCGAGACACCCGCACCCGCGGCCGCAGCACCAACTGCCGAGGCGCCAACCGCACCTGCACCTGCGCCGGCCGCACCCGTGACTACTGGGCCCGTAGCGGTGCCGGAAGCGATCACTGAGGAGTTGGCTGCGCGCGGAATGAAACCCGCGCAAATCGCCGCTTTATCCGCAGGGCAAGCTGCTAACCTGGTGTTGCAACCGGCGCTGGATGAAATTGCAGCCGGCACGGCTGCCACCACAGCACCAGCTCCTGTAGCGGCAGGCGTGTCGCCTGCGGCACCCGCGGCACCGTCAAAAGCGGATGCGGTCGATAACCTGGGAATAATGGAGCAAGAACAAATGCTTCAGCGCGAGTCCGCGAGCGTGCGGGCTCAGGTTGGCGTGATAGCGCAGCGTAACGGAATTTCTCACACAGACGCTTATGTGCAATATCTGCGCGACAAAGAAGCACCGGCCGCCGCCGCACCCTCGATCGATCTTAGCCAGCTACCCGACCAGGAACCGCCAACACCCGCTGCCACCACCCCCGAGCCGACCACCGCGACCGCGACCCAAACCAGCGACAACCCCATTTACCCGAATGTCCCATTATCGCAGATCACGCTTTCCAAAGACGTGCCGCAATTCAAATCCGGCGCGGATGAAAACGGCATCGTGGAACCCCTGGCCGGCAAACCCGAGCGGGCAGGCATGGCGCCGGTGCAACTATGGCGGCGCCTCAACGGGCAACTGGAATTGATCTCCGGCCGGCACCGGTTCGATCTCTTCCAGCGCTCCGGGGAAAAGACTATTCCAGCGCAAATTTACAATGAGGCGGATGGATTTGATAAGCGCCGGGCCGCAAGGCTTGACGCGGAACTAAACATAAGAGACAACCAGGGGAGCATAGCAGATTATGCCAACTACTTCAGGAACTCAGGGATCACGCAAGAGGCAGCCCAAGCCAGAGGACTTCTGGCGCGAGGAGCTGGCAAGGCCGGATTCGCAATCGCGCGAGGAGGGGGCGAATCGCTCTTTGCATTACATCAGTCTGGTAGGCTTACCGACGCGCAGGCTCAAGCGATCGCAGAAGCCGCGCCCGGGAACGAAGGATTCCAGCGCGTAGGCATACAGAACGCGCTGGCCGGCCGCAGCGGCCAATCGATCAGCAATCTACTGCGCGCGTTTAAGGCGGGAAGCGATGCCGAGCCGGAGCTCGAGCAGCCGGAGCTCCTTTCCGCCGGCGATCCCGCCATGAAGCGGATGGCAAAGGCAGCCGAGCGCGCCGGCAAAGTGCAACGCGAGATCGGCCAGCGCGTCATCGCCATAGAGGGCGCCGCCCGGCACCCCGGCAAAGCTAAAGTCGAGGGCGTGGACGTAGGCAACCCCGCGGCCGTGGTGGCCAAAGCGAAAGAACTAAAGGCGCTCCAGGAACGGGCCCGCAACTGGGACAAGGACGATCAACTGCGCCCCATGATTTTGCACGGCGACATGACGCCGGATGAAATCATTAAAGCGCTCTCTCCGGCAGCTGCCGGACCGCCGGCCGATGCCGGCACCGAGGATTTGTTTAATGTGGCGGAGGAGCCGGCGCCCTACGGGGAGCCGGCGAAGCAATGGTATCACGGGACTCCGGCTGGAAAATTTGCAAAGTTTAAGGGGTCAGGAGGCGGCATTTACTTCACGAGTAACCCTGATTTAGCGCACGCCTATACTCAACATCGTGGTCTTTGGGTATCGAAATCGGAAACGCCTGCGGTTCCCGCGGCGACATTAGACCTGAAAAATCCTCTAGTTATCGACGCCATGGGAACGAGGCACGACAACATTCCGGTCCCTTGGCAGGAGTGGAAACCCAAAGTCTTCGGCAATTTGCCAAAGAATGCCGTTAGCATACGTGACGCGGCGAAATACGCGAAGGATCACGGACATGATGGGTTAATAGTGCGCAACGTAATAGACACGCTCGACCCTGAAAGCCGTGTGAAATCGGACGTTTCTGTAGTTTTCTCTCCCGAACAAATCAAACCAACCGCTCCTGACGTTCGAGAAACCCCGGCCCCATACGGCGAAGGCAACCCCGTGCCGGCGGCGAACACGGTAAAGCTGGCGGAGGATATACAGACCTTTCTGGATTTCAATAAGGTGCCGCCGGCGAAGAAGCCGCAGGCCACCGAAGAGATCAAGAACACCCTGGCGAAAACCGGAGATCCGGCGCTCCAAAAATTTTACCAGTATGGCTTTGGCGGGATACTGAAATCCACGATCGGCAAAGCGCTGCGCGCGAATAAGGGCCGTATCTCAATCATCTATCACGATCTGATAAGCCGGCAACTGCCGGTGTGGAACATTGAAGGCTCAATCATCGCAAACGCCGCGGATCTGGCCGCCGCGGTGGGGCCGATTCGCTCGCCGTATTTTGAATCGTTTAAGGTGGTGGCGCGCGACCCGCTCACCAAGCGCGTAGTGGGCACCGAGATTACGGGCATAGGCACCCTGGACGAAGCGATTGTGCACCCGCGCGATGTAATGCGAATGGTGCAGAAGTATCCCGGCGCGGAGTTTATTGTTTCGCATAATCACCCCAGCGGCATCCCCAGGCCAAGCAGCCAGGATCAAAACACCACGACCCGCTTGCGCGAATCGTTTGCTGCGGCCGGCGCGAAACTGGTGGACCACGTAATAACTAACGGGAAACAGTATTTCAGTTTTGAGAAGGAAGAGGTAACGGGCGACGGCTACGGCACGCTTCCAAACCCGGTGCTGCAACCGTGGGAAGTGGTGCGACCGGAAGAGAGCCCGACGATTAACACGCAACGCGAGCTGGAGAAATTTACCGCCAGCTTGCGCGCGGATGATCCTAACGCCGTGCACATATTTTACACCAATACCCAGGGAGGCTTGACGGCGCTCGAGCGCGTGTCGCAAGGGACCAGCCTGGACGCGCTGCGCAAGGCGATAGCTAAGGGGATTGGGCGCGAGTCGCCTTACGGCGTGCTGGTGGATTTCGCCAAGCCACCACCGCCGCACGTGCTAACCAACCTGGTAAACATGGTGCACGATGCCATGCTCGTTAAATTTCTGGATGCTTCCTGGCCGGGGATGGATTCAGCCCGCGCAACTGGCGCGTTGCGTCCACTGGCAGGCGGGTATAGCGTAGCGGAAGATCCTTATGGAGGAACCAGCGACATACAACGGGGAGAAAGTGGTGTCGGAGCCGGTGCTGCGGGTGAGGCCGGTGCCGGCGGTTTACCGCGTCTCGCGCCGCTCTCCGAAATGGAGAGCTCCGCGCTCCAAACGCTCCGCCGCGCCAAAGGCAGTCTAACCGCCGCCGGCAAACGCAAACTCGCGCGTCTGGAAGCGCGTGTCATTACTCAGGGCACCGATCTACTTGGCGGGCAAAACGCCGTATTTAATCTTCACGGCGAAGAGGTGATAGACTGGGCTGCGCGCCAGGCGCAGGCCGATGCCGCCGAAGCGGTGCGCGTAGCCGCGCAACAAGCCGCCGAAAAGGCGCAGATGACCCTCTTTGAAAAGCCGAGTATGCCGTATGTCACCGGCACCGCGCGGGTAAATGAGAGCACCGGCGGCGGCGCGCCGCCCTACGGGCCGCAAGGCGCGTCCATGTTCTCCGGGAACACGCCGCCCCGCAGTAATCCCATGCCGATTTGGGCCCGCCGTTACGCCAATAAAATGCGCGCCTGGTGGCAGGACATGCTGCCGCGCTCTTCCGAGATCGTGCGCAAAGTGCCCGAGAGCCCGGTAATAAGCCAGCACCAACTCTTAATGGAGCGCGAGCTTTCTTATGTGCAAAACTTTACCAAACAACCCTGGTGGCAAGCGCTCCGGCGCCGGACCGAGGAGGAGATCGTGGACCTCGAGCACGCGGCCGTCACGACTTACCGCCGGCTCCTGGCGCAAGGCGCACCGCGGGAGGCCGCCTGGGCGCAAGCCGTGTCACAAGCCCCTCCGGATTTGCAAGCTCTCTTCCAACACCGCGAAGGCCGGGTGCCCACCGAGCGCTGGGCTGCCGGCCAGCTCGCCGTGGATGAGCCCGCTTACACCGGCGATCCTTACATAGCCCGGCTCACAAACGAAGAAGGGAAAGCCGTGGTGGATCTTCACCCGCAAATCCCGAACTGGAGCCGGCACATCCGGCAATCGATCGGCTCCTTCGAGAAATCGCGTGTGCACGCCACCATGAAAGAAGGAATCCAGGCCGGCGTGCAATATGAACCGCCTACCCTGGCCGCGTTTACCCGCGAGCTTTATTCCACGCGCCTCGAAGGCACGGCGCGCATGTTGCAGAACCTTAAAGATAAAGGCGTGCTATTCGATGATAAGGCGGCCGCGATCGCGGCTAATCGAACGTTAAAGAACGCGGGCCCGGTGACGCTGGTGCGCGGTTTCGGCGGGAAAGATTACTGGGCGCGCTCCCGAGTGGAAGCGCAATTCCTGGCGCAAAACTTGAACACGACCAATAGCGCCGGCGCCGTGGGCAAACTGGTGCGCATAGCAAACGCTTTCACCCGTAATCCGAACCTGCTTTATAACCCGCTGCCGCACGTCACTAAGAACATGGCGTTTAAGTATGCGCTGGCGCGTGTCGGCAATTACGGGCTGTTTAAAGCCGCCCGCGAATTTGGCACGAACGCGGAGATGCGCGCGCGGTTTGAAGCGGTGATGCCGATGCCGGCTACCGGCGCGCGACTCCCGCAGCTCCGGGCACTCGAGGCTGGCAGTTACCTCGAGCGGATGCTGGGCAAAGCCGGTAAGATTTTAAGCGGCAACCATTTCTCAGCCCGATTTAACTTTGCGAAGGCGGACCCGGCGATGCGTTACGCGCTTTGGAAAAGCTACGTTAAGAAAGGACTGAGCGACCAGGCCGCGGCCAACCACGTGTGGGTGGATCTTATCCGCTACGATGAAAACTCCGGTGCGCTCAACTTCTGGCGCGGGATCCCGTTTAATTTCTTCGGCACCTGGCGGCTGGGCACTTACATTTCGCTGGCGAAACAACTCCGCAGCCATCCTATCCGCGCGCTGCTTTTCATCGGCGCCGTGGAATACCTGCGCGAGATCCTTTATCGCAAATATGGCTGGTGGACGCATCTGCCGGTCGATTACGTGGATGCGCCACTGGCGTCCGCGATCCAGAACCCGCGCACGATTCCAGGCGTGGCGGCTACCACGCTTATCTTCGGGCCCGGCGGCGGGCAGGCGCCCAGCACCATCCAAGACGTGATGAAAACCTTGCACGGCGACCCTGGCCAGTGGGAGCGCGCGGTAAACATGTTTTGGGGCCTGAGCCAACTCTACAATATCCCGCAGGCGTTTAACGCTTACATGAAAGACAAGGATCCGCAGCACCTCGCGTTGATCCTATCCAGCGCCGCCTTTTCCACACACTCCGCGCTCAAATACAATCCGCATCGCCTTATGCAATGGATGCCCGAATGGATGCCGGGCCTCGAGAAGAGCGCAATCGTGCGCCAGGCTGAGGCGCTCCAGGCAAAGATCCAGGCCACCCAGGAGAAGGCGCGCACTACCTACGAAGCGCGCCACGGAATCAGTCAAAGCCTGGAATACGAAACGCCAGAAGGCCAGATGCAGGCACTTCGGCGCGCCGCCGGCGTGCACCCGCCGCCGCCCGGGCCGCCCCGGCGCACGAGGGTTTTGCCCAACCCGCGGAGAAGCGGGCGACCCCGCGGCTTCTAGTCGCCCAGTATGAGGCGTGCCGATTGAATCACCACGGCCGCAACAAAGCCGACAACAATGATCCCGCGGATGAGCGCCCAAGCGCCGGCGGGTATCGTCAAGAGGATAGACCCAACAATCAACGAGCCGACCATGCTACAGGCAACGAAGATAATAAGACGAACGGCCTCCACGCGCAGAAAATACGCGCACAATGCGCCACGTCAAATTCTACGCAGCCTCATGGCTCGGCTGCGGTCCGTATCAACAATCGCAAATTTCGGTGATCTCAAAGAAATCGATCGCCTCGGGTAATTCGGAATCTGGTCCCATGTAATAAGAAGTCATAAAGATGGGGAGTAAGTGGGGGATAAAGCCATTTTCTCCTAGGAGCAGGCTGCCATTGTGTCCGCCGTTGTCGGGTATGGCTCAGTCGGCACTTTTGCCTAGTTAGCGAACCCTGAATGTCTGATTTACCTAGGCAAACTGCATTCATTTTATGTCAACCGAGGTGTCGAGAAAGGCCGAGAGGTCAAGAGAAGTCTGCTACTTGACTCGTGGTGAAAGTCGGGGATAATGCTTCCCATGGAACAACCAGATAAACGTGATTTCAAAGGCGGTGCCAGGTGAGTCTCACTATAATGGCGGGCGGGCGTAAACGGAAACTCTATCAGCACAAACCGGGTGGTTGCTATTATGTGCGCTTTAATGTGCGCGGCAAGGATTGTGAACGCTCGACAGGAACAACTATTCTGGCGGCGGCGAAGGACAGAGCAAAGCAAATCGTAGAGGCGGAGATCGGCGGCGATTTCTATAAATCTAACGCGCTTAAGGTGCGCTCGGATGCGTGCAAGTTACAAGTAATCGCTGAGCGTTACTTGCAAAAGTTTGGGAGCACTAAGACTTCGCGCGGGAATGTGGCTGCGCTGGCGAAGCTTGTGCGCCTGGGTTGTGGATCCTCGCTGGAGACTGCGACCACGGCCGTGCTGACTGCGAAGCTGGTGCGCGATTTTGAGGCGGCACAAGAGAAGCGTATTACGCGCGATCGCAGTGGCGGGATGGATCGCGGGATCGAGCAGTCGGTGCGAACTTCAATTTGGATAACGGTGCGGCACGCACGCTCGATGTTTGCCCGCAAATATCTGCATTGGTATGAGGACCTGGCGTTGCCGCGGCTGGATGAGTTTAGGGCGCAAGGGGTGCTGGCGCCGCGGCGCCGCGGCGATCCGCGGCCGCTGGATGAGGCGGCGATCGCGGGAATGTTCGCGGCTTCCAAGCAGCTCGCGATTGATGATCCGGCGTGTTACGTGGCTTTCATCCTCTTTGCGCTCATGGGTATGCGTAACTCGGAGATCCGAAAGGCGCGCAAGAATTGGTTGCGGCCGTCCGGCAGCGGCCGCAGCGAGGGCTGGGTGCTGGATATTATCGATCGGCCGGAAGAGAACTTTTACTGTAAAGGTTACGAGCGGCGCGTGCCGGTGGGTTCGGACATTGTTGAGCTTCTGGAGCGTTATTACAAGCAATCGCCTGATGGGCCGTTCCTGGTGCCGGCGGCGCATAAGACGGAGCGATATGATATTGTGGACCGGCGCCACGGGCAATGGGCGGGCAACTGGATTAAAGGTTATACGAAAGTGTCTTACGAATTGCGCCGGTATGCGGGCTCTCTGGTGCTAAAGAAAACCGGTTCGATCATGGCGGCTAAGAAATTCCTTGGCCATAGCAGCGTGCAAACGACCGAGAAATACTACGCTTACATGCTGGGGGATTTGCCGGCGCTTTCGTTTGCGGATTTCGCTAACGGGCACGCTTTGACGAACGGAAAGGAGCCGCAACAATGAATTTGATTGGCAAGTCGCGGGTTGAGCTTGAGCACATGCTACATAACAAATGCCGCCCTGAGCTTCTGGACTTGATTTTCGAGCTCGCAACGTTGGAGTTACATTTCTCAGTTTCCCAAGTGGCACGAGCTCGAAAACTTTCGCGTGGCACAATCCTCGAGAAGATACACACGCGCGAAATCCCGCGAGTGCATCGACCGGTGAAGAACGCGCTAAGGATCCCGATTTCAGCAATCCACGAATGGGATCGAAATACCCAAATTACAGGGGTTGGCCAATGAAAATTATCGGTAAAACGCGGATGGAAATAGAGCGCGCACTGCGTGACAAGAACAAGCCGGAGCTACTGGATTTGATTTACAAGCTGGCAACTATGGAGCCGTATTTCACGGTTTCCGAAGTGGCGCGGGCTCGGAAGATTTCGCGCGCGACTGTGCTGGACAAAATACAGAAGCGGGAAATCCCGCGGGCGCATCGCCTGGGCGATCATGGCTTACGGATTCCGCTTTCGTCGATCGCCGAGTGGGATGCAAATACTGAAATCAGTAGCAACGGTGAGCGTTTAACTTGACTAAGCGCGCAATGCGTAGTTTAGTCCTCTAATATGCGTATATTAAAACTCCTTGTCGGCGCGGCGCTTTTATGTGCTGCGGTTAACTGCAATGCTCAAAATTACACAATCAGGCCGGCTCCTATGGCTGGGCTTTTTGGCCGGGACGTCAACGTTTATAATCAAACTGGACAACTGCAACAGACTATCAGGCCGGAACCAATTGGCGGACCATTTGGCCGCGGGTTCAACGTTTATAATTCAACCGGCCAACTGCAACAGACGATCAGGCCGGAGCCTATTGGCGGGCCTTTTGGCCGCGGTTACACCGTTCACGCCATCCCACGCTAAAAGTTAATTCCAACACCGCGGCCAGCCACGTGCGGGCTGCGGCATGGAATGAGCTTGGAGGCTTTTAATGTCTCTGCTTGCGCGCTAGCTTTGCGTGATAGCGAGGCGCGGTTTCCTCGATTCTGAGATCGCAGCGGATCAAATTCTTAATGTAGTTTGATAGACTGCGCCCGTCCTCCTCTGCTCGCCGCTTAGCTTTGGCGAGAAGATCAGGCGGGATCCGCACGGCCGTATAGACGCTGGCCGGCTTGGCTTTCGCTGGGTTGCTCATGGTCTCTGATTGCGCGGCGAATTAAATCCTGTTCGAGCAACCAAATGATGTAGTTGCTGAGTGAACGCCTTTCGCCATCTGCTACGAGCTTGGCACGACGTAGCAAATCATTTGGACAGCGGAACGCGGTGTATTTGCTCATAGGTGTTTAAACGTTGTTAAACTTCCCCGCAAATTATGCAAGCCAAAATATCTCAAATTTTGCCTTGCGGGTATCGTTAAACAAGTGTTTAAACAGTGTCGAGTCATGCGGAAACTTCGCAAAACCAAACGGGTGAAGTGGAGCGAGTTCACTGGGATAAGAATGGAGCCGGAGCTTTATGCCAGAGCTAAGCGCAAAGCTCGCTCGCGACACCAAACATACAGCGAATACGTGCGCCAGTTAATCGTGACCGACACTGCGGAGACTGAGGCGGCGCCATGACCAGGTATCAATGCCTTTTCTGGATCTCTGAGGGTTTGAACGTGCTGTTCCTCGTGGTAATCGCAGGGTTTTGTTACCTGTGCCACAAACAAAGGGTTCTGATCGAGAATCTGTTGGATACTGTGAATGAACTTTTCACGCGCTGGCGCCGGCGCGAAACGGATGAAGGTGATTGGTGGAAATTGCAATAAAGCTACGAAACTGAAATATTGGATAATCGGATGGCCTCGCAGTTTATTTGCTCCGTCCTCAGAGAACGAGGCTGGACCCAAGCACGTTTCGCTAAGCAATGCGGGATCAAGCAGCCGTTGATTTCGAAGGATCTCTCAAGCAACCGCAAGCACCCAATTTCACCCGCGCATTTAAAGAAATATCTGGAGTGCTTAAATCACAGCGAGCGCAAACGGCTGTTCGCTGCCTGGATGAAGGGTATCGTGCCGTCGGAGGTGATGGCCGATTTGCTGGAGTCGGATGGCAACCTGCGCTTGGACGTGAAGGCGTGGCTGCCAGCGCTCAAGAACGACGATAAAGAAATGCTGCTTTGGTGGGCCCAAGAGATGACGCACGACGGCGAGCTGGAGGAGCTCTTTAAGCTACTAAGCGCAAGGGCCGGCTACCGTCCCAAGACAGAGGCCGGCCCTGTGAAACGCCGTCGCCGCGATTAGTTCCTAGGCGGTGGCGGTTTTGGGTTATCGGGTTTGTCGTCGGTTGCCATAGTTAGCGTTGCTCCTTCCTGCGCTATGAATCGAAGCGCGGAATAACAATGGGGCTATCGAAAACGCCCAGGCTTTATAACAATTTGTTATATTCGTATGCTCTAAATCATTTTGTTATTGCGGCTCGAAATCGCGCGTGGAATTACTGACGAACGCCAATGATTACAGCCGCCGAAGTCGAACCGTTAAAGACCGCGCGCGCGTTGGCGTTTGATTTGATCTTCAAGGAAATCAAAATCTTCTCGAGGCGCGCGGACATTCCAGAAGAGCGCATTGCGCTGGCGGAGCTGGAGCGCGAAATCTTAACGATCGAAGAGCGCTGGCGGACCGCCGGCATGATCGACGAACCGAAACCCGAGCTGGAGCCGGCCGCGTGACGTTAATTGGTAAAACTCGAGCGCAGATTGAAAGCGCACTACGCAACAAGGACCGGCCCGAGCTACTCGATTTGATTTTTGCGCTTTCAACGATTGAACCGCACCTAACAGTTTCAGAACTGGCGCGCCTGCGGAAAGTGTCGCGTGACACGATTCTAGAGAGAATACGTAAAGGGGAAATCCCGCGCGCGCATCGCCTGGGCGATCACGGTTTGAGGATCCCGCTTTCAGCCGTCGCCGCCTGGGACGCTAACACGCAGATTACTAATGGCCACGAAACGAGCGACGCCTGACTGGCAAATTCACCGCGGATTCATGTCTGCCGGCGGCCGTGTGTTTTTTCGTCCTGCGTTCAGGATCAAAGCGCGAACACGCGACCAGGCTATTGAGCGCGCAGCGCATCGGATTAGAGGCCTCGCGCTACTAAAGGCCACGCGCATCATCCCGGCCCGGTCTTTTTTTGTGTGTCTTAAGCTTGTGGGAAAGTAATAGTTATGCCGGCGCCGCAGCTACGTTTACCGGACGCGCCAGAATTGCCCGGCGTTCATCTCTTCGACGATGAGACGATGCAGGCGCTAACGGATGAAGAGCGCAAATTTGCGCTTTACACCGGCGCGCGCTGCCCGGAGCACAAGCGCAATGACATTATCGCGCTGGCCGGCCGCGGCTGGCGTGTTGATGAGATCCGGCGCTTCGTGCACGTCCATCGCGAGACGGTGCTTAACGTGATGAATGAATTTGCCGTTGAAATCCAGGACTACGAGCGGCGCATGGCTGCGAAGGAGAAGCGCTGCAAGTGGGCGGTCCTGGATCGCATCGAGCGCGAACTGGATCAAATCCCACGGCAGGCGCTCGGGCTGACATTCAAGATCATCAGCGACACCGAAGCGAACGACAGCGGCCGCGCGATCGCGCGCGTCGATCACATTCACCACATTGATTTGTTCAGCGACTTCTCGACGTTCGTGCAGGAGCTCGAGGCGCGGCCGGTATTAGATGAAAAAAACGGCGCTGTTATTACTTTGCCCGCGCACCTGGCCGATGCCGACGCGGGAGAAAGCGGAATCAATCAAGACGGTCAGCAGATTTCAAGCTCTCCCGGCGGGCGAACTCATTTAGGCGACGGGAAAAAGTCTGTAATGCCGGCGCCCGGATCCGAGCTGGCGGTGATCGACGTGCCGGCGGATCAGGAAGCGCCTGGCGGCCCTGGGTCTGATTGGAAATCAGACGTTTCGCCCCTACCTACCCAGCAAGGGCAGGTCGACACCCCGACTTTCACCCCGGATTCACCGGCCGCGGCGGCGGATCCCGCGGCAGTAGTGCCGGACCCGGCGGGGGGGGGGTCGGCCGCGGACGCGCCGGCAAACCCTGCGAAGGGTAATGGCTCTCCGAAATTTTTGGGTAATGGGCTTTAAGCGTCATGCGCGACCTGTGGTATTCAGAATCCTTACTTGCGTCGCGTTTAACCGTTACCAGATCGTCGCTTGAAAATTTCCGTAAAAATGCGCTCGGGGATGGCGACACGAAAAAAATTGGCCGCACACTTTTCATTAGCGAGTCGGCCTTAAAAAAACTGCTGGCCGAACTGGGCAGCGAGGAATTGGATTGTAGCGAGTGCCTGGAAAAAAACGGGGCGTCGCAGAATGGCGTGGTGGAGCTGGTTGTTACCCGGGTGTTTCCTAATCCGCGGCTGATCCAGGCTACCACGGACACCGGCGAACTGGTGCTGGTGTCGGTGGCTACTAATAACAACTTTCGGCCGCGCATGACTGTGAAGGCGCACGCGCCGGGTCCGCTGCCGGCGCCGCAACTTTATCGGCTCGAGGGGCGTTGCCCGCGGTTTCCGGGGAGATGGTAACATGAGTATAAGAGCTATCGACTGGGTATTAGACCATGAGGTTAAACCGGCCTCGCTTAAGCTCGTGCTACTCACCCTGGCTAACTATGCCAGCGACACGGGCATGGCCTATCCGTCAACGGAAACAATCGCGCGCAAGACAAGTGTTTCGCGAAGAAGTGTTGTAGAGGCGTTGGATTTGCTTGTGGAGCAGGGCTGGCTGGAAGATACCGGTAAGCGCGTTGGAAGGACGAAGCAGATTAAGGTCTTTCGTTTGAAGTGGGCTAATGAGCAGCCAAAGGATGCGATAGCTGCACCCTTAAAGGATGCGGAAACTGCACCCTTAGATGACGAAAAGGGTGCAGAAATTGCAGGAAAGGGTGCGAAAACTGCACACCAAAGGGTGCGAAAACTGCACACAGAACCGTCAGAGGAACCGTCAGAGGAACCGTTAAAGGAACCTAAGAAGAGGAATCAGCTTTCTAAGTTCATTGACTTCCTGATTGAAGATCCGCGCTTTGATGGGCTTGACGTGGAAGCTGAAGTTGCGCTGGCGGTGGAGTGGTATAAGAAAAAAAACCGGCCGGTCACTGAGCGGCTTCTGGAAAACTGGTTGCTCCACGCGGAACAACCTTTGGAAGAGGATGAAGAGGAGGTCGGTTCGCTTGCCACTGAAGATTACTACTCCTGGGACGGTTGGACTGAGCACCGGCGCAAGGCGCTTCTGGAGCTTTGGCCTAACACGGCGGAACCGCCTGTGCGTTGGGAGAAAATGTCGCCTTCCATAAAGGAGCAGATCGAGGCACGAGTGAAGGAGGGCTGGGCGGTATGAACACAGAACCCAAACCCACAGGCGAATGGACGTGGAGGCCATGTGAGCCGTGCGGCCAAACAGGAATAAACGAAAACTGTCCTGATTGCGACGGAGAAGGTCGAATCTGGATACAACCCAAACCCGCGACAGGCGAATTGCCTGATATCAACGAGATTGTGGTGGATTTGCGCCAGGCAACGGGTTCGCCCGAAAACCTGCATCGTGCTTTCTTCAATATCCTGCAACCAATCTACGACAAGCACAACGCCGCACTCGTCGCCGAGAGGGAGAATCATCGAAAGGAAATGGAAGCGGTCACGATGAACACATCTGACATTGAAACCGTCCAGCAACTCCGCGCACAACTGGCGGCAGCACAGGCAGCACAGAAGCCGCTTGTGGATGCGCTGACACTGGAAATCGAGAAGCTGATCGACGAAGGCAAGAAAGAACGAGCCAGTTTCGATTGCGGTCCCGAAGCATATTGCCTTTACAAGCTCAGGGACAGAATGGCGGTAGCACTCGCAAAGGTGGGGAAACAATGAACACAGAACCCAAACCCGCGACAGGTGAATGGACGGAGGAAGCACTCGCAAGGCAGTTTCACGAACTATACGAAAGCTATGCTTGTGAGTTTGCGTATGAGACACGCCAAGAGACAAGAGCGTTTGACCCAACCACTCCGAACGGACGGCTAATGATTGCCGTTTGCAAAGCGATAGCCGACGCGCACAACGCCGCACTCGACGCCGAGAGGGAGAAGCATGCCTTTGAACTGGCAGCGGAAGTTGAGAAGGCATACGATAAAGGACGACTCTTGGGTTCCAAGCATTGCCCCGCACCGGAGAACGAGCTTGGCGATTGCTCCGGTGATGTTCGCATCGAGCATTACTTTCCAAAGGGATACGACCCTTATGAGGAACCGTGGAAGTCCATCAGGCAGTATCACAACTCGGAAAGGGATTGGATGGAACACCTACGCATCCGACTCGCGTCGGAAGTCGAGAAGGTGAACAAGCTACAGGAGCAACTCGCCGCCGCTTACGAGAAAGGAAAACAAGACGAGAAAGGAAAACAAGATGCAATCAACTTCGCACGAGAACACTGCCACAGACCAGCCTAAACCCACGACAGGCGAATGGACGGTGCATCAGTGGAAAGACGGTGCTGGCAATCTTACGTCCAGTTATGAAATCCATGAAGGCGACAAGTTAATAGTCGCAGACTTAGAGAAAAGTGAATGTGACGACATAGCCAACGCCCACAACGCCGTAGTATTTCAGTTGTCCGATAAAATCGGACAACTGTCCTTGAGTGGCAACGACTGTAACGTTGGTGCAGCGGGGCAGGAATCAAACGTAACTGGTATCACCGCCCCGTCCACTCAACCCAAACCCAACTTGACGGCGAAACAGCTAGCCACAAAAGCTGCGGCGGATATAGCTGACAGCGAAGGCTACCCAGACTCCATAAATATCATTGAGGATGCAATCAACGCCGCACTCCGCGCACAACTGTCGGAACAAGAGCAATCGTCATGGGATGAAATTGCCAAACTCGAAAACAAACTGGCGGCAGCACAGGCGGCGAATGTAAGCTATTACGACTTCATACGCAGTTACTTCGTTGACGGAATCTTGAGGCACACCAACGGCAAATCTTACAGGGAATTGGCTAAGGAACTGCTTGCCAATGAGCCAGACACGTCCGCACTCGCCGCAGCCGTAGCCGAAGCACAGAAGCCGCTGGATGCGCTCCATCAGATAGGATTGCTTGCCGGAAGTGGCGACAATGGTGACCCGCCACAAGTGAAACTGGAGGCTATTGCCAAACGCTGCCAGAAGGAAATAGCACTCGCAAAGGTGGGGAAATGAACCGCGTAAAGCCCTCTCACCCCGTAAAGGGGCGTGGCCCCCACGTGGCTTTACGCCCTTCCACGCGGCAATCGCGTGAGCCGCTGGAGGCGGCTTTTACGCGATGAACCGGGTAGCAAATCAGCCGGTGGCTTTCGTGGGGAACGGGGAAGCTCGCTCGAGTGCCGGGTTGCCGCATTCTTCGGATGCGGAAATGGGCGTGCTGGGTTCGATGCTCCAGGATCGCAACGCGCTCACTGAAGCGCTGGACCGGGTGCGGCCGGAACATTTCTTTATCCCTGCCAATCGTTCGACGTTTGAGGCGCTGGGTGCGTTCAATCGGCAGGAAAAAAACCGGGCGCTGGATTTAATCACGTTTACCGATGCGTTCAGGGACGGGTTTCGGGTGCGGGAACACGAGAATGATCCGGGCTACATGCTGAAGATCGATGAGGTGGGCGGTGCGAGTTATGTGACTACCCTTTTCACGTTCGTGCCTACGGCTGCGAACGTGGATTATTACCTGGATATTTTGCGCGAGAAATATATCGCGCGGGAGATTATCGCCAAGTGCACGGAGATCATTCGCGTGGCGCGCGATGAGCAGGCGGAGATCGCGCAGGTGCTCGAGCAAACGCAGGCGGCGCTAACGCAAATCATCATCGAGACGGAGCGGCCGGACGTGATCGTGCACGTGCGCGAAGGTGTGCCGGTGGCGGTGGAACAACTGGCGCAGGCTTACGCGCACCGGGGCCAGGATGCGGTGGTGGGGCTGGCTACGGGCATCCTGGACTTGGACCGGATGACCGCGGGGTTGCGCGAGCAGCAGCTTGTTATCGTGGGTGCGCGGCCGTCGCAGGGTAAGACGGCGCTGGCCATGAACTTCGCTTCTAACATGGCGGTGATAAACCAGGTGCCGGTGGGCGTGTTCTCGATGGAGATGAGTTTCCAGGAAGTTGTGAACCGGCTCTTTGCTAATGTGACGGACATTAGTTTGCAGCGGTTTCGGGACGGGATGTTGAGCCACGAGGATAGCGATGATCTTAAGCAGTTTCGCAAGGCGTTCTCTGAGGGGACAGGGTTTGAGAATGTGCCTGAGCGGATGCGCAAAATCATTTTCGCGCCGCTTTGGATAGACGATTCGCCGGCATTAAGTATCTCCAGCTTTAAGGCGCGTGCGCGGCTGATGCGGACGCGCTACGGGGTGAAAGCGATCGTGGTGGATTACCTGCAACTGATGCACAGCCCCAGCAAACGCTCGGAGCAAGCGCGCTGGCTGGAGATCACGGAGATTTCGGCGTCACTTAAAGCGACGGCGAAGGAGCTCGGGATCCCGATTATTTGCTGTGCGCAACTGAACCGGGAAGCGGAACAGCGCGAGTTTGGTAAACCGAAGCTATCCGATCTGCGCGAGAGCGGATCGATCGAGCAGGATGCCGATATTGTGTGCCTTTTGTGGCGGCCGTCGCGGCATATTCAGCACCCGAAAAATGAAGGGATAAAGGGTGAGAAGAACAAGCTGGCCAAGTTACTCCACCTGAAAAGCCCGGATGGCGATGACCTATGGGAAGAGAGCAAGGACGATGAGCGGCTTACCGAGGAACAACTCAAAGAGCGCAGCCACCAGATCGATGAGTATGCGGAGTTGATCCTGGCGAAACAACGCAATGGGCCGGTGAATAATATCCGGCTGCGGTTTGTGGATGAGATGACGCGCTTTGAGAACGTGACCAGGAAAATGTGGAGTAATAACGAAAGTGAGCGCCAACAAAATTGAGCATCCCGACCATAACGCAAAACCTGGGGCTTTACCGGATGCACCATCACAGACAGCTACGGGCGATAAGGCGGGAGCTGTGGAAGCTGGAGCGGCGGGCGTGGTGGTTGCGGATTAAGAAAAGAATGAAGATGGGAGATAGAAGATGAGCCATGTAGAACCGGAACGCGGTGGCAGACAACTTGAAGGCGAGCAGATTCCTGCGGTGTTGCCGTGGTCGGCGCAGGATGAGTTTGCCGCGCGTGCCATGCAGGCGTTGCTCGGTCTGGGCACAGCGGGCGAGGATGCTGATTTCGAGATAGTTGCCCAAATCGCTTACGACATGGCGGATGCCATGATGGCGCAGAGAGAGAAAAGACCGTGAGTGCACCGCTAAAATGGACGGGGAACAATAGCTACGCCACGCCGAGGTATTTATACGAGGCGCTGGATAGCGAGTTCGGATTTGATTTCGACCCATGCCCATTTAACCCGCATCCGACTTTGGAAATGGATGGTCTGCAAACCGATTGGGCGAGCCGCAGGGTGTTTCTTAATCCACCATGGTCAGACATAACGCCGTGGGTGGATAAAGCATTTTCATCGCCTGCTGAAGTTGTTGTGTTTGTGCTTCCCGCCAGGACCGATACGGCGTGGTATCACAGACTTAAAGACAGAGGAGCGGAAATAAGGCTGTTTCGGCGCCGCGTGCATTTTGTGAATGGAGAAGCGCAGAATAAACGCAGTCCTACTGATGGCACAATGGTAGCAATCGTCCGGCCGCAGCTATGATTGGGCTCCAGCCACATCCGATTTTGCCGATGCCTAGCGCGGAGTGGTGTCGGGTGCACGGGGAAGAGAAAACGCGGGCTTACCTCGAGGAGCGGGCGCGGCGGATGGCAGCGGAGAAATCCGATCCGTTTACGTGCGGATATGAGCCGCCGATGTGGGGGCTGGTGGACGATCTGCTGGTGGACGGGAACACGGTGATCCTGGACGTATCCCGGCTGGAGAAGCTGGGAGCGAAGGCGCCGCAAGTGGATGTGCCGCGGGAGATCGCCGGCGCGCCGGAGATTTATATTGCGGGCGCGAATCGCTCTTCCAAAAGCGAGTATGGCGGGAAGAAGATCCACAAGGTTTTACGGAACCGGGATAATGCGCGGACCTGGAGTTTTGCCGATACGGGCCCGATCTCGATTGCCCGGCAGCAACCGATCTTCTGGCGGTATATGCCCCTGGAGATAAAGAAGCTGGCGGCTAACACGGGTAAGGCGCGCCAGGGCGCGGTGCTTAACATCAGTTACAAACAGAAAACGGGGTTTGCGGAGCAAAGCTTTGTCCTGCCAAACGGGTCGCAGCATTGGTTTAAGAATTACGAGCAGGATATTGAGAACGTGGAAGGCGACCAGCTTGACGCGATTTGGCTGGATGAGCTGCGCAACATCGAGTTACTGAGGACTCTCCGCGGCCGCATGATCGATCGGGGCGGCATCATCATCGTCACGTTTACGGCGATCGATGAGAATTACACGGCGGTAGTGAACGAGTATGAGCGCGGGGCAAGGACGGTGTTTGAGGTGGACGCGAAGATGCTGCCGATTAAGAGACCGAGGATTGAATCAGGAAAGCAGGAAAGCAGGAATTTAGGAATTTCAGCCGGAAGGAACCCGATGCCCATACACCAAAAGGATCCGGCGGCTGCTGGATCGCCGGCTGAATTTCATTTCCCAGTGCCTGTGCTGGCCGAAGCTGGTAGCGGAGCAAGACCGCTGGAAAAGAGCAGCGAAGCGCGAGAGAGCAAACGGGTTGGTGCCGGCGGCCTTCCTACGCCGGACTCTCGCGGCTGGGAAAACGACTTTGAGGTTATTGGTTACGAGAAGGTGCCGCGGATAAAGGTGGCGGGGCCGGGGACGGATGGGAACCAGCGGGCGAACATCGTTTACTTTCATATCACGGATAATCCCTACTTCGGTTATGACGCTTCGATGTCGCGGACAAAGGGGAGTAAGGCGCCGCTGTTTGGCGAGGAACGGTTTTACCGGGCTTATCGCGGCGCTACGCGCTCGAAGATTCTCTCCCGCGTTTACGGGATTCTCACTACCACAAGCTCGCAGCAATTCCCGAAGTTTAGCGATGCAGTTCACGTAGTAGAACCGGAGCGTGTGCCGCGGCAGGGCACGAATTTTCTGGTGGTGGATCCGTGTGACGGGCGGAATTGGTTTATGATTTGGATTCGCGTTGACGCTCGCGGCCGGTGGTATGTCTATCGCGAGTGGCCATCGACGGGGCATCCGGGCGCTTATATACCGGGTATAGGCGACCCGGGGCCCTGGACGCTCCCGGGGCAACCGGCGGATGGTGTGCGCGGGCCGGCGCAATCGCCGTTTGGGTTTGGTCTGGAGCGATATATCCAGGAGATTTTGCGGCTCGAAGGGAAGGAACATATCCAGGAGCGTTGGATGGATTCGCGCTATGCGGCTAACCCCACGGTAACAAAGGAAGGCAGCACCACGCACATCGAGCAACTGAGCGAGCTGGGCATGGAGTTTCTGGCGGCCAGCGGGAAAGAGATCGCGGAAGGGACGGGGCTCATTAACGACAAGCTGGATTACGATGGCGAAGTGAAGCTGGGCCAGTTTTCGCCTACGATGGCGAGGCTGAATGAGCCGAAGCTCTTTATCTCGCGCAACTGCGCGAACACGATTTATTCCCTGCGCGAGTGGACCGGGAAAGATAAGCAACACGGCGCCTGCAAGGATCCGATCGACGTGATGCGCTACGCCACGCTGGCCGGGCTGGATTACATCGGGGAAGATGCTTACTCGTGGCGCGGCGGAGGGAGTTACTGATGCCGATCACAAACGTGGAGGAGTGGGACAGGTGGCTGGCGAAAAACCAGAATAATTCATACGGGCAAGAGTGTATGCACGTAGCCGGGGAAGTAATGTATTTACTGGATAAACCCGGGGAGTTTGATGCCCATGCGCTTGTGAAACAGGCAGGCAAGAACGTGGGAGCGATCGAGTTAAGCCCGTATATGGCGGGGTTCGTGCGTGAGATCGTTCTGATGTGCCACTCGCGCGGAGCTGAGTTTTCAAGGGTATGGCAAGCGCGACAACTAATTTACAGGGTATCGCCGGTGCCGCGGCCGGAAGAAGTGCAGAAGCTCGATGCTCTAACAGTCGAACACCGGTTGTTACAAGAGGATTATGAGAGCCTAAAAAATCGCTATAATCTAAACGACCAGCAATGGCAGAAAAGATGCAGCGAATTGGGCACCGCAATTTACGACCTGCGACGAGAGAATGGGCGTTTAAGGCGGTTGGGAATGGATTTCCTGGAAACGTTGCACGAATCGGCGACGCCGACGCCGAGGTTCGTGCCGGGAGCGCGTGCACCGTGGGAGCTGGAATACGAGATGGCGGGATTATGAACACTCGAGACTGGACAGAAAAGGAAGTTTGGGACGTGATCGCGGAGAGCGGGGTGCGCGGGTTGCACGCCAGGATTAACGAGGCACTGGCTGCGGCCAGGCGAACGTGCGACCAATGCGGCTGCGAAATGGAGGAGGACCGTTGTGAAGTTGAAGTGCTTCGACCACATTAGAAAACATCAGGATACGCTTTATGCGAAGAAGGTGCGGCTGGATGGGTTGCGCGCACTCTATGCCACGCACGAGCAGGCCGGGCAGGCTCCGATCCCGGGGAGTTATATGTGGGAACTGCGGAAGAGAATACGCCACGTGGAAAAATCGCTGAAGGTGATGGCGGAATGAGTAAAGAATCTCACACAACGTCCACGAAGGGCACGGAGGATCACCAGGAGTCAGTGACCTTTGTGTTCCTTTGTGGACTTTGTGTGAGGCATTCCCCATGAGCACGCCTTCGCCAAAGCCGCACCTGCGTTACGCGGAATTGAAGGAATGGCTCCAGGCAAACGGGGTGTCGCAATATAAGCTGCGGAGTTTGGTTGCCCAGGGGGTGATTAAGCCGAACTACGTGGGCGGCGGTTACGCTTATTATAATGCGGAGCAGATAAAGCGCGATGTGCTGGATCCGATGGACCAGCTATTGAGATGATAACGAGATATGGCTGCGTCACTGAATGGTTCGAGTATTTCGGCGTTCTCTGCACGGCGCGCGAGAAGCAAGTTGCGGAATTGTTAATGGAAGGAAAAACAGTTACTCAAACGGGGCGCGCATTAGGCATTTCGTATGTTCGCGTAATTCAAATCCGTGAGAAGCTGGCCAAGAGAATCAGGCAAGCCCAGGCAAGGGCACGTAACGAAGATTTATGGGTCTGTTGAATATCACGCGCACGATCCGTGTTGAGAAGGGGAAGGAGCTTAGCGAAGCGGACCTGAATGCGGCGCTGGCGGTGCCGATGGATGACCGGCTTTGGCGGGCGCTCCACCAGCTCATTGATACCGCGGAAGCTAACGCGCACGAGAACGCCAACGCTAACATGGACGTTCCAACGGTCCTGGCGGGTTACGTGGGCGGCGCGGCGCACCTTAAAATGTTGCGGGAAGAATTGCTAAGCCGGCGCGAGGATGGGATAAAGCTGATCGGCGGGGAGATCAATCGACCGGAGCCCATGCAGGAATGAAAAAGATTTTCGCACGAAGGTCACGAAGGCGCACAAAGATCACGAATACCTGGTGCTCCCTTTGTGCCTCTTTGTGGACGTTGTGTGAGATTTTCAAATCCTGATACAGGCAATGTTGTGTCGATTCGTGTCGATTCTTGCTGAGTCGTGCTGATTCGGGCGGTCAGTTAGTGGACAACTTCTAGTCCTCTCCCTTAAGGCCTCAACTCGTGAGGCTCTTATCATCATTCGGCCTTGGCGGCGGCAAGGTGCCGGCGCGCAAACAGCAATGGTGTTCCAACCAGGGAGGATTCCATGGACCAAGCGCAGGGCGCCGCGGGGACAGGCGAGGCTGAACAACCCACACAAACGCAGACCGAACCAGAGGTCAGAGGTCAGAGGTCAGAGATCAGCCCTTTGCAGGCGGCGGTTCGTAAGGAACTGAACGTTGAAGGGCATAGGCCGGAAGAAGAGCCGAAGTCAGAGGTCGGAGGTCAGAGGTCGGAGGAAGAGCCAAAGGCAGAGCCGGAACTGCAACCCGAGCCGGAACCAGAGCAGGAGGAAGCAGGCGATACGCCTGTCGCTACAGAAGAGCCGGAAGCGGAGCAGCAGGTGCCCGGTGATTGGCCGCAAACGGCCAAGGCGCGGGTAGCAGAGGAAGCGCGGAAACGGCGGGACCGCACGGCAGAGCGCGACCATTGGCAGGCGGAAGCTGAAAAGCTGGCCGCACAACTCCAGCAAGCTACCGCGGTCCAGTTACGACCTACTAAAGCACTCACCGAAGTGGTGGACAGGCAGAGCCTTTCCGCCGCTGAGAATCATTGGAAGGAGATCCGGCGATTTGCCAGGACGAATCCCGATGGCGCTTATGACGTGCTGGTAGGCCAGAACGCTGATGGCACCGAGAAGCGCATGGATTTCCCGAAGGAGGAGATCATCAAGATGGGCCTGGACGCTGATGAAGCGATCGAGGCGCTCCCGGCAAGGCGCGATTTCGTGGCCAAGGTGGAAGCGGAAATTGCGCAAGCGAAAACCGTTTACCCCGATCTGTGGAAGGCAACTGAAGCAGGCAGGGAAGCGGCTACCATCGTGCAACGCGCACCGTGGCTCCTTCAGGAACCCGACTGGGCTTTCGTGATAGGCGATTACCTGGCGGGGCGCAAGATGCGCCTGGCTAAGCAAGGGAAAAGCGCCGGTCCGGCAGCTGCCGGAGCACTTAGCCCGGGGGCGCAAGCACTCCTGGGGGCACCGAAAGTAGCAGCGGCACCCGGTGTTATTAAGAGCCGATCGGCAAGCGGCGGCCCGGGCCAAAGCAGAGGCACAAGTGGCGAGCGTGTGGATTCTAAACAAGCGGACGAAGCGTTTTACGCCGCGGGCGGCACCGCAGAAGCGCTGGAGGAAAAGATTAAACGGAAACTAGCAGCTTCGCAGGGAGGTCGCGCCGGCGGAAAACAAGCTGCCCTGGTCTGACCGCGTATATGGCCACGCAAAGGAACAATTACGACTCGTGGTTTTACGCGGTTCGGGAAGGGCAGTTCCTAAACAACCAATAAGGAGAACTTTACAATGGCAGCAGTAGTAACAGCAACAGAGATAGTGCATGAGGATCTTAGCGATGAGCTGATCCAGGCAGACGTGCGCAATACGCCCTTGAGCTCGCGCATGAGAAAAGGTGCAAAGGTAACAAACATGCTTTTCTCGTGGCCGCTCGAGAGCCTGGGCGCACGGCAGATTACACCGCCCGCTGAGAATGCGGACGTGACAACGTTTGAAGGCGATACGGAAGTTCGCACTTACAACCGGGCACAACGCTTTTGGCGTCAGCCGCGGGTAAGCGTGATCTCGGATCGGGTGAACGATACGGCAGGCGACTTCGGGAAAATGAGCCACCAGGTCGCGAAGAAAGTGACGGACCAGAAACGCGACATTGAAAGCGTCCTGCTCAGCACCCAGGCGAGCGCAGATGATACCGGCAGCGTGGGCACGAAGATGCTGGGGATAGGTCGCGCGATTAACGATGGGACACTGGTGTGGACTGGTGACGCGGTGACAACGCCGCCTGTCGGTTACACCACGCCAACGGCGCAGATTTATACCGGCACGCTGGCGACACTCGATGAGCTCACCTTCGCGGCCATTCTGAAAGCGCGTTTCGACTCGCTGGGGATGACCACGGAGCTCACGCTCTTCGCCGGCAGCTCACTCAAGAACCAGATCAGCACCATGTTTGGCAAGTATAAGCCGAACATCACGAACTACACCGTAGTCGTTCGCACCGAGCAGCAGGCGATCGATAGCCGGAAGTATGCCGGTTATGGGATCGATATGTATGAAGGCGACTTCGGCTCGTTCGAGATCGTGGTGGATCCCTGGATGCCGGATCAGAAGTGGGGTTACGGCATCGACATGACGATGCTGAAAATGCGACCGAGCTTTTACTGCGACGTGAGCAACCTGCCTTACATGGGCGGGGGCGAGAGCGCGCTGGTGGATTCCATCCTCGGTTACGAGTATGGCGATCCGCGGGCGCACTTCAAGATCGCGGCAACCTGATTGGAGTTAGTGGTTAAAGCATAGATCGAGCGAGAAAATGGGCGCCAGAGATGACCAGATGGGTCCGATGGAAACACTGGAAATCCTGGCGCCTCTTCTCGAGAAGCCGATCGTAAACGAGCTGTGCAGCGGGCGTAAATGGGAGGACTACCGTAAGCGCAAGCTCGATCTCTTACGCTGGCGCATAGCCCGCGCCTGGTGGCGCCAGCGGCGGCTGGCAGAGCGTGAGCGGCATTCGCAGCCGCGCTTTGTGGATGGGGTAGGACAACGCAAGGCGGTGATCGATGAGGAGCTGGCCGCATTTACCAGGGCCAAGTATGGGCGGACGGCGTTCCACGATCCCGACCATCTGAATTTCATTTTGAAGGAGCACCCGGAGCTGCGCGCGCCTACGCCGGCGCCGCGTTACCACATGGTAAACGGATTCAGAGATTCTAAGCAGGAAAGCAGGAAAGCAGGAAACCTAAAATGAAGAAACTATTATCTTTAATTCTCATCCTGGCGGTCGCCGCGGCGACGCAGGCGGGTAACGTTAATGTCGTAAACCCGCTGAGTAAGCCGGTGCCGGTAACGAGCGTGGCTACGGTGGGCACGACAGCGCTGGCTACTACTACGGCGTATTCGGCGCACATCACTACCAGCGCAACGACTACGGTGGTGGCGACCACGGCTTACGTTTATACGGTGCAGGTAGCGGTGAGTAACGCGGGCACCGCCTGGACGATCACGATTCGCAGCAAGGAAGCCACGCCGAAAATCTTATACACCGCTACAGCGGCGGTGGGTAGCACCATGGTGATAACCGCAGAAGTGCCGATAGGGCTTACCAGCGGGATCGACATTGTGACCGCGGGCACCGCGGGCGTGGCCGATATTTGGATCACGTATTCGCAATAGGGAATAGGCCCACGAAACACACGAAAAACTCTAAAATGGGAGTTTCAATTCTGACCCTTTTCGTTTCTTTCGTGTGTTTAGTGGGCAGAAAATCCCCTGTCCCATGAGAACGGTTACGTTTAAGAGCGTTTACGAATCGATCGCGCGGATGCACGGGATGGATCCGCGCGGGGACGCGGTATCGAGTGACGCCGGCCTTTCGATTAGCGATAACCTGAATGCGCGGGTGCAAACGGCGTGGTTCCTGTGGGAATGGCCGGAGTGGACGATCACTGAAGAGCGCGCTTTCCGGCAGATTTGGAATAGCTCGCGTCAATTCTACCAGGTGGGAGCGGACGGGAAACCGGACGAAGTGTTTTACATTCCTAACGTAGCCACTCACAGCCTGGTGGACGCGGCTTATTACCGGGTGAAAGAAGGCGCTGGTAATCCGCCTTATGGGACGCCGCCGACTAACGCGACTTACTGGGAGCCGATGGACACGGTGGATACTTACGTGGCCTTTGACCAGATTTGCCGGCGCCGGATAGGCGAAGTGCTGGAGGTGTTTGCTAATAACCCGGCGGTGGTAAAGCCGCCGCGTTGCCTGCCGCATCGGGTGAACGAGAACGGGATCCAGATTTATGAGGCTGGCGGGTTATCCACGGTATTCGTGCGTTACCTCATCCCGGCGGAGCAGTTTACCACGTTTCCTTACATACCCTCGAGGACGTATCTGACCGGGGACAGAGTTTATTTAGCTGAGCAAGGCGAATGTTACCAGGCTTTGCAAGTGGCCACGGGCAAGGATCCGGCCACGGAGTATTCTTACTGGCGGCGTTGTCAATTTCCTGCGGTGCTGAGCCAATACGTGCAGCTCGGGACTTATGCCGATTGCTTGCGGGAAAGCGATACCAGCGATGAGCGCGACCCGGTTATGCTGCAAATCCGCGGGCAACGCGCAAGCCAGGCGGCTTCTGATGCGGAGGATGAAATCAACCGGCAGATTAACCGGCTCCAGGCGCAGGGACAGAATTTTCAATACCTGCCCTTTGGCGTGCGGGTGGCGGGCCGGGGGCGTCCCGGCTTGTGCGTTGTGCCGGGCTACGTGTTGCAAGGTGGCGGCGCGTATGGCTACGGGCCGATCGCGCCCACGGGCAGCGGACAAACCACGCTTAGCGACCAGTGCGAAGGCGATTGGACTTACCAGGTGCCGCCGCCGCCGGCGCTCGTGAACACCGCGGATACCGGCACTATCCCGCTCGTAAACGGGCAGAGCTACATCGACGTGGTATTTGCCTCTCCCAAGCCGAATGCCAACTGGGTGTTTACCGAGTTGCGGATCCTGAACACGATTGATCCCACGCCGCTCAACATCTACCCCGGGATCGTGAGCAGCAAAACGAATACCGGCTTCCGGCTACAACTCAACGGCACGCCGGACAGCAACAATTATGTTTTGCAATGGACGATCAACGAAATCACCACGGTGCCGATCCCGGCAACCACGTATGGGCTTTCCGGCCCAGCTACGGGCGCCCCTGGTATTCCTGCGACTTTCACTGTTAGCCTGCCGATAAACACCACTGTTACGGGAATACTCATCGTGACGCCGAGCGACAGCGGCGCGGGCGGCACGTTCACGCCGGCCAGCGTGGGGCTGACTACGGCAGGGCCCACGGCTACTTTCACATACAGGCCCGCATCTGCCGGTGCTAAGACGATCAGTGTCACTAACAACGGCGGGTTGAGCGATCCGGCGAGCGTTA